AGGACTGCCCGCACGCGGCGTGTGGCGCACCGCAGATTGGGCAGCCCCCGGTCATCGGTCTGCCTCAGCTCGCGTCGTCGGTGAGGGTGATCTTCACGATCGCGTTGGGCTGGATCACTCCGAACGCGGCCCGCATCTCAGCGAGGATCGCCACCATGTTGCGGACGAAGAAGTCGTTGTGGCTGTCCGACAGGGTGATGGAGGACTGCTCGCGGTCCCACAGGATCGTCTTGCGGAAGTCGCCGACGTAGCCGGTGCCGGCCGAGACAGCCTCGGTCTCGATGACCGGAAGCGCCCAGATCGGATGCGTCGGGTCGCCGGCCGGACCGCCGAAGTAGAACTGCCCGTTGTTGTCCTGCAGCAGGTCGACGGTCTCCAGGTCGGCCGGGTTCAGCAGGTAGGCATTCGGGACCGAACGGCCCACAGTGCGGACCTTCGTCTTCGCCTTCCGCAGCGTCACCAGCTCGTTGGTGTCGAATGCCTGCGACTGGACGCCGGAGACGTTCGCCAGACCCTCCAGGTTCTCGCCGGTGCCGTCACCGGAGATCATCTGGTCTTCCAGCTCTTCCTCCAAGCCGTACTGGAGGAACCCGTCGATCAGGGTCCGGATCTGCGCAGCGTCAGACAGGGCCCGCTTGGTGACCGGGATCCAATGCGCAATGGTCCGCACGTTGGCGGTCACCTTGGCCAGCGCGAGCGCCGACTCAGGCTTCACGCCGTTCGCGGCGGTCTGCGAACCCGGGGTCGCGGTCGTGGTCGACTCCGCGACCGGGGATGCGTTGTTGGTGATCGACGTGACCCGCGAGTACTCGACGGTGTCCGAGTCGGTCTGGCCCGGGGTGACCACGTCACGCAGCATCAGGGGACGCTCGAACTGCCCCAGGCCACCCAGAAGGCCCTTGTAGTCGCTCTGGACCAGCGCACCGGCGGACGTGTCAGAAGCGCCGGTGACCAGCGTCTTGACCAGCGTCTGTCGGCCTCGGCTGTCCAACAGCGTCTTGTATCCGACCGGTCGGGCCTGCACGCGGTGGTTCTTCTGGAACGCGCCGCCCGGCACGGAACCCAGGAGCTCCTTGTACTCGGCGGAGTTGACGAAGTGCTCGCCGAGGCTCTTGCCGTCCGGGATGATCAGGCCGGACGGCGTCTGCCGCTCGCCCCCGTCGTCGACGAGGCCGATCCCGTCGCCGAGGTCGCGCATCGCCTTGGTCAGGGCGTCGTCGCCCTTGGCCTGCTCGATCCGGGCCTTGACGTCGGTCGCCTTGCTCATGGCCTCGGTGACCTGACCGCGCTCTTCGTCGGTGAAGTCGCGACCGGCCTTGTCGGCGGCGTCCGCGATGTCGCGGGCCGTCTTCAGGTGTGCCTTCAGCTCTTCGGTGAGCTCGTCCATCTTCTTGCTCATGGCCGTGGTTCCTTCCTAGTTGGTCTCGGCGAGGCCGAACTCGATGGAGTCGAGGTCGGCCAACATGCGGACGCGTTCGGGGTTTGGCCCGTTCGCGGCGCCGGACTTCCCAGCGGAAACGGCGGCCTCGGCGGCGGCTTCCGGCTCGGATCCAGGGCGGCTTGCGTCCTGCTTGGCTCCCGGGGCTTGCCCGGCGTCCGCATCAGCTGCGGAAGTCTTTGTGTCGTCCCCCCACGGGACGGTGATGGAGTCGTCGTCGAACTGCTCGGCGGCTTTGGCGTAGTACTTGCCGATCCGCGACTTCACGGCCGCGACGTCGGCATCGGGAATGTCGACACCGCCGCGAGATCCGTTGATCACAGCCGCACAGGCGGTCACGCCATGCCAGATTGCGGTCAGCTTCCCGTCGATCACGTCCGCGAACGGCAGTTTGTACGAGCCGGCCTGCTCGGCGTTCGCGGAGTCGTACCAGAAGTACGCCTCTCGGTATTTTGACCAGTCCATGTCGGACAGGTCATCGCCGCCGCCAGCCCACGAGAGGATGCGGCCCTGTGCTGCGTCGGCGTCCCACGCGTGGTCCTGCTCGCCGTCCAGCGGCAGGTCGGTCGAGCCCGACGCGGCTTTCGCGCCTCGCGTCTTCGCGGCATCCGCGACCGCTTCAGCAGCGGTGATGACCTCGCCGAGTGCTGCGTGCGCATCCTTCAGCTTTGTGACGTGCTTCGCCGCGAGGACGCGTCCCTCCTTCACGCCAGCCGCGAGGTTGTTGGCCTTCACTGCGAGCAGTTCGGTCTCCTGGTTGGCGCCGACCAGGCAGGGCCCGACCTCGTGCAGCTTGAGGACGCGCAGCTCGTAGTGGATGCCGTTCTCGTCCTCGACGAGCGCGCCCTCTTCGATGTCGTAGGCGAAGGAGAACTGTGTGACCCGGTTGCCCTTGAGCAGCCGGTACACCTGGACGGCCTTCGGGTTGTCGGTGTCGAGCTGCCCGGTGACCAGGAGGCCGCCGTTGGTCTTCAGGTTGTCCGGCAGTCGGTTGTCACCGGGCTGCAGCTCTTCGGCGTCGAGCACGTAGCCGATGTGGCTGAACGGGTCGGACCAGTCGTGCGACCAGATGACCGGGATCGGGTTACCGCTGGCCTTCCAGCCGGCAAGGGTCTGGGTGAACGCGCCAGGGATGACGACGTCGCCGACCGAGTCTTCGTTGCCGAATACCGAGACGATCGCGGTGAACTGGCCCTGGCCGGTGCCGTTGTCGTCCGGTGCGGCCTTGACGAGCGCGGGGCACTCCTTGATTAGCATCGTTGGCCCCTCCTCGGGCATTCCGGTGAGCCCTGCACCGGAAAGCGGCGAGGGCTGAACTTCGGTCGGGTTAGTCGGACTGTGTAGTGAGTGGGTAGTCCGTGCCGCTCGGCCCGACCTTGAGAGTCAGCGCCGAGAACGTGACGTCGGTGTGATCAACGGGTTCTGGCGGTGGCTCGCCATCCGCCACATAACTCAGGGTCATGTGCGGGGTGAACCCGTGATCACCCGCGACAGGCACCCCTACGGCCTCGAGTTGGCGAACCATCTCAGTCCGCAGCTCGGTTAGCCCAGGGAGATCGACAGGCACGTAGTACGGCCGGCCCTCGTCTCCCGCCGGGAACTGGCCGAGGCCGCCGAGGCTGCCAGCCAGCTCGCTGTGCTGGCGAGCAAGCGCGGAAATCACGATCTGCGCGTCGCCAACCTGCTCATCCGTCAGTCCTGCGCCGAGATACGCAAGAGTGACATGCAGCTCGCCCGGCAGCAGCCCCACCATCGACCGCCACACTGTCAGCGACTGCCGAGCTCGGGTACAAGGCGACCATTGCTGAACCAGGCGCGACGTTTCCCGCGGACTTCACGAACCGCCGCTGCCGCACCTTCGGTCCGTCGAGGTTCTGCGAACCGCTGTCCGTCGGTGACCCCTGGCCGCCGATGAGGACGTTGAGTGGCGTGATGAGCTCATCCGCATCACCAGGGATGGCGTTGCGGTTCAGCAGCGCCCGGCCCTCGTTACGCGTCAGTACCGGGCCTCCGGTCAAGGTCTGGATAGACAGCGCCTGATCCTCGAAGGAGCCCTTCAGTTTCTCACCGATGTTGAACTCGACGTACACCTTGCCGGTGTCGTCCAGGTCAGGCAGCAGCTGCAGCTCGATGTCCTCCTGGATCATCTCCAGCCACGGGCCTAGCGTGTCCTGATAGAGCATCTTGTGCTGCTCGGTGATGTTCGAGTACGTCGCATTGTCGAGAATCCCGATCATCGGCGGCGGGATGTAGAACGACGCGGCAACCTCTTCGCGGGTCAGCTTTCGGTTCTCCAGATACTGCGCCTGCTTGGAGTCGAATGACGCTGGCACGAACTGCATGCCGTCCTCGAGGATCGGCGTACCGCCGACCTGCGGCCCATCGCCGGTGTACTGCGCTTGCCACGACGTGCGGAACCGGTCGAATCCGCCCTTGGGCCACGTCGCGCCGGCAGGACGAGTCAGGTATCCGCTCACCCGGGCACCGTTGTTCCACATCTGCTCCCGGAACCCGGCAGCCGCATACTCCTCGGCAAGGATTCGGCGCAGCGACTCCATCGGCGACACGCCGTGACGCGGGTCGTTCGGGTTGTACCCGAAGAAGTGCACCACCTGATCGGCTGGGAACTCCTGCCGGCCACGATTGCCGGTGTACTGGTACGCCTCAGGCGCGAACCATGCATCACCCAGCGGCACGACAGCGCGAGGAGGAAGCCGCACCAGTCCGAACGCGCCAGGGGCCGGTTTCATCTTCAGCCAGTACGCGTTGTCGTAGATCCCGAGGTCGTGCATCAGTGCGTTGATCAGCCGATAGCGGGTGATCTTGAACTCTGGCGGCAACGGGCGCGCGATCAACTGAGCGAGCGGGTGGTCAGTGAGCCGCTGCCGGTCGGTGTCCGAGACGCGCTCGAACACGTGCAGGCCAAGCTGGGCGATGTTCCGTGCGAGGAACCCGACGACGGTCCGCACCTGCGGCTGCGTGCGCCAGATCATCTCGTAGGACCCGTAATGCCGGTCAGCCAACCGC